CAAGCAAGGAGAGAATGCAGATGAAGATGGACAAGGGGATGCCCATCAGCTTGAACGATCAGGTGGCACACGAGAAAATGCTATGGCCAACAGCAACAACAGACGCAACAGACAGAAAGAAGAAGTATGCACAGGGGGGAACGCCTCTGAGCCTAGCAGTGAAGATGTTTCAGACACCAACGAGCAGATGCTGGAAGGACAATGGCAAGAGCCCCAGCGAAGCCAAGAGGAATTCACCGACATTAGCGAGTCAAGCTGGTGGGAGCTTGAACCCGATGTGGGTAGAGTGGCTCATGGGATTTCCAATAGGGCACACAGACTTAGAGCGTTAGGCAATGCAGTTGTGCCACAGATTATATATCAATTGGGCAAAGCCATAGGAGTTGCGGAAGGCCTTGACACACAATAGTATTTGTGGTATAAGCCTTGCATGAATTACAGAGAACAAACAGAAGTAATAAGAAACATACCAATACATACAGGGCAGTCCTTAAGAATGGATTGCCCTTTTTGTTTTCATAACAATACTTTACAACTGACCAAAGAAAGTGGACAGATGAAATGGTATTGTTTTAGTGCATCATGTAATGCAAAGGGAGTTCTTGACACAGAAAAAACAATGGAGGATATTACTTATATGGTAAACAAAAAATCAGAAGACAAAATAAAATGGACAGTACCTAGCCACTTTCAGCCAGGACATTCTACTCATAGGGTAGCAAAATATTTAAATGAGAACAATTGTATTGATGCATATAATTATCGCAACGCTAACATACAATATGATCCACAGAATCACAGAGCTGTGTTCATGATCAGAGATGACAAGCACAATATAATTGGTGGTGTCGGTAGAGCCATGCGTTCAGACATTATGCCTAAGTGGTATGTGTATGGTAGAAAAGATTTTCCATACATATGTGGTGAGGGAGATGTTGCAGTGTTAGTAGAGGACTGTGCCTCTGCCTGTGCAGTGTCGCAAGATTTTGCAGGCGTTGCACTTATGGGTACAAGTTTACCAGATACTTTTATTCCTGTACTACAAAAAAAATATAAAGAAGTTATAGTTGCATTAGACAGAGATGCTACCACTAAGTCTTTTGATATAGCAAAGGCACTTGAGAGTGCCAAGCTAAAGGCAAGAGTTGTTATACTAAAAGATGATTTAAAATATTATAGACCTGGAATGATAAAGGAGATGCTATGCAAGAACGACAGCTAATAAAATTATTACTTAAGAAAAAGTTTTATGATAAGAACAAATCAAAAGTATCCAAGACCACATTTACAAATGGACTTGGGAGTGTGTTCACTACGATACAAAAAGCACACGAAGACTATGAGAAAGATTTATCTATAGATGAACTTATAGATTTACATTTAGAAAAATATAATCCTGCTTTGACCAGAGCTGCACAAGTAAACTTTAAATCTATGGTGAATGAAATTAAAGATGAACAAGAGCCTAATGAAAATGTTGTAGAGGATATACTTAGTGCTGTACATAAAAGAAATCTTGCACATAAAGTAGCAGTAGTAGCGACAGATATATTTAATGGTCACAGTAGATCTTTCAATGATATCAAGGACTTACTTGAGGGTACACAAGAAGAGGTACAGAAAGAGGAAGCAGTGACTGATGACATAGGAGAACTTATAGAAAGTTTAGAGATACAAACTAAGTTTGAATTTAATCTTCCAAGTTTGCACGAGCAAGTTCCAGGTATAGGTGCAGGTAATTTAGTTATACTATTTGCCAGACCAGAGTCTGGTAAGACTGCGTTCTGGGTTAATCTAGTAGGAGGCATACAAGGATTTGCATCGCAAGGTGCAAAGGTACATGCATTAATTAACGAAGAGCCTGCAGTAAGAACTCAGATGAGAGTTATCAACGCACATACAGGCATGACTAAAGAAGAGATAGTAGATAATATGGAGTTGGCAAAAGATAAATGGAGTAGTATAAAAGATAATGTTAAACTTATGGATACTGTTGATTGGACTCTTGATGATGTCAATGCTCATTGTGAGCAACACAAACCAGACATACTTATTATTGATCAGTTAGATAAAGTAAATGTTGTTGGTAATTTTTCACGAACAGACGAGAAGCTACGGGCAGTATACACTGGTGCAAGAGAGGTAGCAAAACGACATGACTGTTGTGTCATAGCTATATCACAAGCATCAGCAGATGCACATGGTAAGACAAGTATATCATTTGATATGATGGAGAACTCTAAGACAGGTAAAGCTGCAGAGGCAGACTTGATTATAGGTATAGGCAAGCATGGAAGTCTTGATTCACTTGACACTACACGAGTATTGTGTATAAGTAAGAATAAGATATCAGGTTATCACGGAGAGATCACTTGTAATATTGAACCACAACTATCGAGGTACAGAGTATGATTAATTTACAAATAACAAAAAGAACAGATGAAAGACTGAAAGAATTAATGGATGTTCACTACTCAAAACCGAAAGGTTTTGTTGGGCGTAATATATGTTATGCCATAATGCATAACTATAACTACTATGGGCACATCATTGGTGGGTCATGTACTTTAAATTTACCTGGAAGAGATAAATTTTTTAGCATAGAAAAAAAAGATTACAACAGAATTGTTAATAATATTTTTTATCATATTAGAAAAGTTAATGGCTCATACCCAATGAGAAATTTTACAACAAAGGTATTGCAAATTTGGAGGGATACAATAAATGAAGACTGGAAGTTAAAGTATGATGACTCTGTGATAGGATATGAATCATTGATAGAACCCCCAAGAACTGCTGATCTGTACAGAAAAGACAAATGGAAATACTTAGGCAAGACAAAGGGATACACTTGTAAAAGAGTTCCAGGTAGAGAAAAAGGAGTATTCACTTATGGTAAAAGAGTATGGGACTACGATAATCTGAGACCAAAATTAGTTTATGCGAGGAAAGTATGATTACAGTATTAGATGTAGAGACAAGTTTTGTTGATCACAACGGTAAGACAGATCCGTTACCATTTAACCCACATAATTTCTTAGTCAGTATAGGAGTCAATGATGATTACTATTTTTTTAATCATAATCATAATGAGTTTGATATTAAGTCTAATCATTTAGCAGTGCAAGCTACACTAAATAAAACCAAACTATTAGTGGGCCACAATATTAAGTTTGATTTAGTATGGCTACTGGAGTCTGGATTTAAATATGATGGTAGATTATATGATACTATGATTGGTGAGTATGTACTGCTTAGAGGTTTGCGTAAGCCCTTGTCATTAAAAGAAATATGTAGACGTAGGAGTATATCACAAAAGTCTGATGCAGTAGATCAGTATATGAAAGATAAGATATCTTTTGAGAACATACCTACTAATATTATTGAGGAGTATGGTAGACAAGATGTTATATCTACTCGAGCTTTATTTGATTCTCAGATGGCAGACTTTAAGAAGGGGGACAACAAAGGTCTACTTAAATCTGTTAAGATGATGAATGAGTTTCTGCCTGTACTTGGGGCCATGGAAAGAAATGGTATACATATAGATGTTCCAGGTTTAGATTCTGTTGAGCAAGAATTCAAAGAAGAGTTTGGTACCATAGCACAAAAGATTAAGAATATAATTTGGGATCAGATGGGGGACACACCTATCAACCCCGGTAGTGGGGAGCAACTATCGTGGCTTATTTATTCAAGAAAAGTAGACGACAAAAAGAGATGGGCAGAGATGTTTAACATAGGCATAGATAAGTCTAGCAGGAGAAAAAAGAAACGCCCTATATTCTCTAAGAGAAAATTTGCAGATGCAGTTTATGACAACACAACAACTATAATGAAGACCATGGCTACTCAATGTGAAAAATGTAAGGGCGATGGTACTATCCAAAGGCTGAAAGTTAATGGGGATAGATATAAAAATTTATCTAGGTGTGATGCATGTAGTGGCACAGGATTAATATATACAAAATTAAATACAGTTGCAGGATTTAAGCAGGATCCTTTAGGTGTATCTGAGGTGGCAGATGGTGGCTTTAAGACTGACAGAGATACTCTTAAAAGGATATCGGCAAGATCAGATGGAGAACTAAAAGAGTTTGTTGATTTGATTATAAGATACAATGCCATTGATACTTATCTGAATACATTCGTTAACGGCATGAGAGATCATGTAAACACAGACAGTATACTGCATCCAAAGTTTATGCAGTGTGTTACGGCTACAGCTAGATTATCTAGTCGTGATCCTAACTTTCAGAATCAACCACGAGGCAATACTTTTCCTATCCGTAAAGTAATAACATCTAGATTTAAAGGTGGTAAAATTATGGAGATAGATTTTTCTCAATTAGAATTTAGAGCTGCTGTGTTTCTAGCACAAGACAAGCAAGGCATGAAAGATATAGATGATGGTGTAGATGTTCATCAGTTTACTGCCGATACTATTGGTGTTAGTAGACAAGACGCTAAAGCACATACATTTAAACCACTGTATGGTGGCATGTCTGGTACAGAAGATGAGAAGAGATACTATAAAGCATTCTTAGATAAGTATAAAGATATAGCAAAGTGGCATGAGGAGTTACAGAGTAATGCCATACAATATAAAAAGGTAGTGATACCATCAGGCAGAGAGTATGCATTTCCATACGCCCAACGCATGGCATGGGGAGGTTCTAGTTATTCCACACAGATAAAGAACTATCCTGTGCAGGGATTTGCTACAGCTGATGTTGTACCTATAGCTTGCATCAATGCTTACAATCTTATGAGAGAAAATAAAGTTAATAGCCTGCTAATAAACACAGTGCACGACTCTATAGTTGCAGACATATATCCAGGAGAAGAAGAAACCATGGCAGATATATTAGATCTTGCTACTTTAAATGTTATAGATTCTCTTAAGTCTTACTACAATATAGACTTTAATGTGCCTCTTGACACAGAGACTAAGATAGGGTATGATTGGCTTAACATGAACGTAATAGTTAAACAGAAAGGTGTAGCCCTATGAAATGGTACGAGAACATATTGCATACAGTGTTTTTATTTTTTGTAATGTATTGTATATTTTTATTACATTATCGTTGACAAAGTATGGTAAATAGTGTATATGTATTTTTAATAACAAACAAGGAGGACAATAAATGTCTAACAATGAAGTAGCAAATATAGACGGACTATCGCAAGATCAGATCATGTCTATGATTGGACAAGAGAAATCTTCTACTGGTAACTTCTTACCGAAGCTCGCCATAAATAGATTTCCAGAGAATGACGATGGTGCGGAAGTACCAGTAGGATCATACGGTG